GCGTTCAAGAAGGTCTATTACGATCCCCGGCTGAAGCGTCAGGTGTCGATGTACCTACCCGCAGAAGACGTGATCGTGCCCTATGGCGCGAGCCATCTTGAGTTGGCGGAGCGTGTGACGCACATCATGCGAAAGACCAAGAACGAAATCTTGCGTCTGCAGGCGGCGGGTTTTTATCGCGATATTGAACTGGGTGAGCCGATTCAATTTTTCACTGATATTGAGAAGCGCAAAGCTGAAGAAGGAGGCTATACCCTCCAGTCTGATGACCGCTACGCGATCTACGAGATGCACGTTGATTACTGCCTTCCCGGCATTGATGATGAAAATGATCTTCCCAAACCCTACGTCATTACCATCGACAAGGGCACAACCAAGGTCCTTTCGATTCGTCGAAACTGGGAGCCGACGAGCGGTACGGATCTGAAGCGCAATCACTTCGTTCACTACGTTTACATCCCCGGCTTTGGATTCTATGGCCTTGGGCTGATCCATATCATCGGTGGATACGCCATCGCGGGGACGTCGATCATTCGACAGCTCGTGGATGCGGGTACGCTCAGCAACCTGCCGGGGGGCTTAAAGGCGAGGGGTCTGCGGATCAAGGGAGACGACACTCCTATTGCTCCGGGAGAGTTCCGAGACGTAGATGTTCCGAGTGGATCAGTGCGCGACAACATCATGCCGCTGCCGTACAAGGAGCCTAGTCAGGTGCTCTCGGCACTGCTTGAGAAAATTACTAATGAGGGCCGCAGGCTCGGGGCCATTAGTGATATGAACATCTCCGACATGAGCGCTAATGCGCCGGTCGGTACCACGCTGGCCCTTCTCGAGCGAACCCTCAAGACGATGGCGGCGGTACAGGCCCGAGTTCACTTTGCGATGAAGCAGGAGTTCAAGCTCCTGAAAGAGCTCATTGCTGAGTACGCCGATGAGCCGTATGACTACATCCCGGAAGGGGTGGATCGCAGGGCAAGAAGTGAGGATTACGCTCAGGTCGATGTGATCCCCGTGTCGGATCCCAATGCCACAACGATGGCTCAGAGGGTTGTGCAATATCAGGCTGCGCTGCAGATGTCTCAGGGTGCGCCGCAGATCTATGACTTGCCGTATCTCCATCGGCAGATGATTGAAGTGCTGGGCCTTAGAAATGCCGACAAGATTGTGCCGATGCCTGATGACCAGAAGCCTCGAGACCCCGTGTCCGAGAACATGGGCGCGCTGACGGGCAAGCCGTTGAAAGCGTTTATCTATCAAGATCACGAAGCGCATCTGACGACACATCAGTCGTTTATGCAGGACCCGATGATTGCGCAGACAATTGGGCAGAACCCAATGGCGCAGCAGATCATGGGCTCGCTGCAGGCGCATATCGCCGAGCATCTTGGGTTCATGTATCGCAAACAGATCGAAGAGCGTCTTGGTGCGCCGTTGCCCGGGCCGGATGACGATATGCCAGAAGAAATTGAAGTGCAGCTCTCGCGGCTTGTGGCAGACGCGGGCAAACAACTTACGCAACTGCATCAACAACAGGCAGCACAGCAGCAGGCGCAGCAACAAGCGGCAGATCCCCTCTTCCAGCTTCAGCAAGCGGAGCTCCAAGTCAAAGCTCAAGATGTTCAACGCAAAACGCAGAAGGATCAGGCAGATATCGAGATTGCCAACAAGAAGGTGGATCTTGAGGCGATGAAGATTATGAATGAGCGCAACAAACCGAGAACCTAAATGGCAAAAACCGTCTACGACGTGCTGATGGAAAAGCTCACCGCCCATGCAGCGGCGGTTGCTGATTCGGTGGCCTCTGGCGCAGCTAAAGACTACGCGGAGTACCGAGAACTTTGTGGCTTGATTCGAGGACTAGAGACCGCAAAGCGTGAAGTAGCAGACCTCGCGCAAATCCAAATGGAATCTGATGATGACTGACATCCAAAACGAGCTTACCGAGGAAGAATTCGAGGCTCAGCTACCCAAACCGGTGGGGTATCGCCTGTTGATTGCACTTCCGATGGTCGAAGAGACCTACGACTCCGGGCTCTTGAAAGCTGGAGAGACCCGACACGCAGAGCAAATCCTTTCTATGATGGGCGCTGTCATAGACATGGGTGAGCAGGCGTATGCGGATAAGGAACGTTTTCCGACCGGTCCGTGGTGCAAGATCGGTGACTTCGTGATGTTTCGCCCCAACTCTGGAACTCGATTCAAGGTCAACGGGCAGGAGTATCGACTGCTCAACGACGACTCAATCGAAGCGGTGGTGCCGGATCCGCGCGGGGTTACCCGTGCGTAAATTATTTACACCCTATCGGGCAACTGCCCTGCGAAAGGACTGACATGCCATTTGAAAAAGTAGAGTTTTCGTTTCCGAATCAGGAAACGGAGAAACCCAACAAAGCAGAGGCGGAAGGCACTACGGTAGAGATCGAAACGCCGGAGGCTGGAGCACCTGCGCCTAAAGCGGCTAAACAAACCGTTTCGGACGTCGAGATTGAAGTCGTCGACGATACGCCGCCCAAGGATCGCAACCGTAAGCCCTCTGAGCCTCCGTCAGATGTGACCGAGGACGAGTTGTCGGAGTATTCCGACAAAGTGCGCAAGCGCATCCAGCATTTCTCCAAGGGCTACCATGATGAGAGACGCCGTGCTGATGCCGCTCAACGTGAGCGCGAAGAGGCCGTGCGGTATGCGCAGAGCCTGATTGATGAAAATAATCGGCTGAAGGCGGCTTCCAACAAGCAGCAGGAAGCTCTGATTGCACAGGCCAAGGCCCGCACGACGGTTGAGCTTGAGCAGGCTAAGCGGTCTTATCGCGAGGCCTATGAATCCGGAGATTCCGATAAAGTTGTGGCCGCTCAGGAGGCCCTGATCGCAGCCAAAACTCGGGCTGAGAAAGTTGCTAACTGGAAGCCCACCCCTTTACAGAAACAGGAAACTCCTGTACAACCGCAACTATCCGCCCCAGCTCCTGACCAGAAAGCGGCTTCTTGGCAACAAAATAATCCGTGGTTTGGTCAGGATGAGGAAATGACTAGCCTCGCGCTGGGACTGCATCAAAAATTAGTCCGAGAGGGTATTGACCCTCAGAGTGATGACTACTACGACCGGATTAACCGGCGTATGCGACAACTCTTCCCAGATCAGTTCGAGGAAGAACCCCCGGCTGAGAAGCCGCGCCGAGCAAGTGTTGTAGCGCCAGCTACTCGCAGCACTGCACCCAAGAAAATCGTGTTGAGTGCCACGGCCGTACAGCTTGCTAAGAGGCTTGGGCTTACGCCTGAGCAATACGCCAGACAGGTTGCTGAAGACATGAGGAAACAAAATGGCTGAGAACAGACAGAATCGTGAGCTTGAGACCCGTGAACGTACCGTGCGTAAGCGCGCATGGAATCGTCCGGATGTGCTTCCTAACCCGAATCCGGAGCCCGGATACGAGTTTCGTTGGATTCGCGTTAGCACTCGCGGTCAGGCTGACCCCATGAATGTCTCCCTCAAGCTTCGTGAAGGCTGGGAGCCGGTTAAAGCGTCGGATCATCCAGAGGTGTTTGTCACCACGATCGAAGATCAGCGGTTCAAAGACAACATCGTGATTGGCGGATTGATGCTTTGCAAAGCCCCCAAGGAGATGGTTGAGGATCGGAACGCGTTCTATCAAGACCAAACCGACGCTCAAATCAGATCCGTAGACAACAACTTCATGCGCGAGAATGATCCGAGGATGCCGCTCTTTGCCGAGCGTAAATCCAAGGTGACTTTCGGACGCGGTCAATAATTCAGGAGTCTTAAATGGCTTACCCCACGGTTGATAAGCCCTACGGGCTAAAGCCGATCAACTTGATCGGTGGGCAAGTATTTTCGGGGTCAACCCGGATGTACAACATTAACTACGCATACTCGACGGACATCTTCTACGGTGATTTCGTTGCGCTAGTGCGTGGAAACCTTGAGCGGATTAGCGTTACGTCTGGCACGGCGGGTACCCTTGTTGGTGTCTTCCTTGGCTGCTCGTATACGAATCCGACCACCAAACAGAAGCAGTTCTCGCAATATTGGCCCGCATCGACGGCGGCTGGTGACGCGGTTGCCTATGTTTGTGACGATCCGGACACCGTGTTCCAAGCTGCTGTTTGCTCGGCCACGACCGTGATTGCTTCGGGCGCTCGGGCGATGATTGGTCAGAATCTGGAATGCATTAACAACACTGGCAACCTGAATACTGGCAATTCGTACAATGCTCTGGCGGCTCCCACTGACACCCCGGCCACGACTTCTTCGTTGCCAATTCGTGTTATTGGCGTGGTTCCGGAGACTGCGGTTTCGTTGGGTACTGCTACTTACACCAGCATTGCTACTGCTACCGTTACTTGCTCGGCGCTGCCGTTCGCTCTGCCGGTCGGTACGGACGTTGGATCGCTGGCATCGAACGGTCAGTACATTCCTTCGGGATCGTTTGTTGATACCGCAGCCAGTGCTGGTGCCACCTCGTTTGTCTTGAATCAGGCTCCGGTAACGGCGTTTGCTTCGAGTGCGACGCTGGTGTTTACCCAGTATCCCGAGCTTTTGGTCAAGCTCAACTTCGGCCAGCACGAGTATTACGCTGGTACCGCGACGGCCTAAAGGAGTTAAGTCATGGCTATTTCACGCGCACAACTACTGAAAGAACTCCT